ATTGTTGATCCTGAACAAGGGTCAATACAAGGCATTGTTGTAGTAATTCTATGTGCAGCACCTTTGCGCTCAGACGCTGCGGCATCTGCTACAAGTACATTCTTTCTATTTGCTTTTGTACCATACATCGGTTCTGCTGCTTGAGTGTTCTTCTTTGGCATCAATGTACCAACAGAAGGTGTACCACTTACATTAGTAAATGTTGCATTTGCACCAGATGGGGTGTATTGATCTGGGCTCATATCTTTTTTCATTTTAGTACCTGCTGACTCTAGATGGTTTGAAGGTGCGCCCATGCGACGTCGCATTGCGTGACCCATATCTGTCCAATTTGCCATGGTGACTCCTTAGTGTATGTCTAAGGATAGAACTAAATTAACTTGCTGTAATGGCGAATACAATGGCGGAAATTTCTCCGTCACGAGATTCAATAGTGGTAAAGCCTGGTTTGCAGGTTAAATCTAAACCTCTAGGGGCTACATAGCCACGAGATATAGCAATTGCTTTTACTGCTTGGTTTACTGCCCCTGCACCTACAGCACGTAACTTTACTTCGTGCTTTTCGTAAATAGCATGAGCAATTGCTGATGCAACGCTTTGAGGATTTGAACTTGCACTAACTCTTAAAAACGGTTCGTCATTAGAAACAGGGATTTCAGGTGAAGTTGTCATGTCTAGTAGTCCTTTGGGTCGAATTTATGTACCGCTCCTAGAACATAGGGTAAGGCTAAAGTCTTGGGGCGTCTCTGTATTTAGGATCTTTCATTTGTTCGGCAACTGCCTTCTCGACCTCATTATAGAAGTTTTTTCCTAAGAGCCTTGCAAGAGCGTAAGAATCTGCGGCATTGTCGTCATTAAATTCTATGCCCCATCTTTTGTATATTTGTAGCAACATCTCTTGTTTTTTTGCATTACCTTTTCCTGCAGCAAACTTTTTTAAAGTCATCGGTGGAACTTTTAAGGGAAATTTTCGAAAATCACCCTCTTCAAAATAATCAAAAATAGTTAGTCTAACGGTGGCTGACAACTCTCCCAATACAAGGGCTGCATGGCTAGCAAGAACGGTGCCCTCCATTGCTATGTCTAAAATTGTATTGTTATTTTCTTCAAGGTAATCTAAATGGTCTACTAACCATTGTCTAATATCAGCAAGTCTTTCAATTCCAAAATAAGGAGATTTATAAACCCATGTAATATATTTTGTTGGATCATCAAATTGAAGTGCGGTTAATGCAAAGCCAGTAAGTGATTGATCTATTCCTATTGTTACGTTGCATTCTTTAGGTAAATTACCATCAATCGCTTTGGTTGGCACGGCGTTCTCTTTCATCTATGACCATTTGCACAGTCCCTAGATAACCCGCCCCGTCAACTAGGTTGTCTCTCTTTTGTTGGTGAACTTCACGGCAAATTTTTACCCAAGCCATTGCTAATCCAACCTGCTCTTCTGTTACATCTGTACCAAAAATTACTTCCCAACCTTTAGCAATACGATTAAAATTATCTAATGGATGATCATAAGATTTGTTACGATCTCCTGTAATTAATCTTTGAGCCTCTTCAAGTATTGTTTCTTTATCCAAGTTCAAAGTATGCTCCTTTTATTAAATAGTTACTTGCTGGTTTTGTTAAAGATAGTAAGTAATCATACGTCTCTTTAAATGAATCACGTTTGTTTAGTAACCACCAAGCAGAAAGTGCTGCAGTTGAGTTAGATGTTCCAATAGTTGTTTTAGTAGAATTATCTAACATGCGAGAAGTGTAGTTGTCTGGAATATAGATGTCTACTTTTCCTTTTGCGTTACTGTATGTTTGAATAACTCCCCCAGAGGTAACTGCTCCAACAGAGACTACCTCTTTCCAGCATGCTGGAGTAAATACTGGTTTTTTATTGCCATCATTTCCAGCAGCAGCGATTACAGGAACATTTACTTTCTTTAAAAGACTTACTTGTTTTTTAAATACAGTTGAAACATCGCAGGTTTTAAATGTATTACCTTGAGAAAGGCTCACAACAGAAATGTTGTACTTCTTTTGATTCTTTGTTATCCAAACCAATGCATTATCAATATCATCTGTGTAATAATCTGCGGGGTTTCCTTTTGGATCTATACCAACAATTCTAATTAAAATAATTTTTGCTTTAGGATTAACTTGAGTAATTATAGAAAGCATTCGAGTGCCGTGACCTAAAACTTTGTTATTGGAAACGGGGATATTGGTAGCCCCTTTACCTTCCATAAATTTTTTGCCATTTGGACAAGTAAATTCAGAAACAATACAAACCTCATGTACAACATTGTCTTTAAATAACTCTGTATTTGTTCCAGAATCTATAACTGCTATAGATTCTAAATAATCTGCCTGTACTGGTACTACCTGTAAGCCAAGTAGTACCAGCGCAAGGACTAGAAGTTTTTTAATTCTTTACCCAACCTCTAAGCAAATTAATTAATTTGTTTAAGTTGGCTCGTAACATAGTCAACTCTTCAGCAATAGAGGCCCTGATTTGATCAACAGTTTGCGGTGTAACAAACGAAGCACTTTCGCTAATTACAGAATTTCCAATAGTCTTAGTTGCAGAAATAGTTGCAGCGGTGTTTGAATCAACTATTGGTGTAACCTCTGTATTTGGACCAAAAGAAACAGCCGTTGAGGCTATTGTTGCAGTAAGAGTTTGTTCTTCAACAACCTCTACTCTTACAACGGGGGAAGGGACAGCCTCTGTGCCTTGAGTAAAAACTTGTTTTTCTGAATCGTATTTTACAGGATTTTCAGGAGTTCCCATATTTCCACCCTGACTTAATCCAGTTACTGGATTTGGTGCTCGTTGTAATACAATTGAGCAGCCAGGACAAGGTGTGTCACTAGGCATTACTCCACCCCAAGACCCACCTGGACCACAAACTGATGCAGTGCAAACAATGATGTTTGTAACTACGCCAGATGAGTTAACTACGGCGTAAGTTCCTGTAGGTTCACTTGCTTTTGCAGACGTTACAGTAAAACTTGTTAATACAAGTGTTATTAGTAATATGTTAGTTATTTTTTTCATGTTATGAATGTATCCCTCCGTCCCATTCGGGACTCGTTTGTTCTCCGTGTTATTTCCCTCGAAACTAAAGTGATGTCCCGTTCTTGATTTGAGAGCATCATCTCTAAGATCTTGCGATAAGCATACCGTTCCTCATAGGTATCTCCTAATTGGATAATCTCTGGATCGGTAGCAATCTGAGCCTTGGCTAAACTTACGGTTGAGCCTTTTGAGGCTGCTCCCATCTTGAGTATGAGCAGTTTGTTCTCAGCCATGTCTAAGGCTCTCTGAGCCTCACGCTCACTAAGTTGAGCCTGAACTAACTGCGAAGCAAAGTAGTCGGCCCAACCAGTAAGAGTAGTAAACATTATGGCTAAGTCTTCACTGCTCAACTCTGTAATGTCAGGTGGTAATACTGCTTGTTCATACTGTGGCTTTGGTAGGGCAAGACCCCTCTTCATTAATACTTCTATCTCACTCATTACTTTCCAATCAAAGAGCAGTACTTACAGCCAGCAGGATCGACATTACAGGCAGGTGAAACACCTGCATCAACTGCATCTATAACTTTCTGTGCAGCATTAAAGATTCTTTCTACTACGTAGTAGTCAGATTTAATTGTGAACTCTTTATAATCTTGGTCTGCTTTTAATTCATAAATAAAAACAATTTCATTGGGAGCATCATCGCCAAATTGTCTTTTGGCTAACTCTAAGTACATCTGTCCTTGAAGTAAGTGAGTTCTAAATGGACGGCGAATGTTTTTCCAAGCCTTTGTTAGGTCACCATCTGCATCGTAAAGTAACTCTGGCGCTTCAAACCTAAGTGTTCCTGCCCCAATAGATTTAATTTCAATTAAACAATCATCTCCAATACCTTTGACCCAGCCATCTGCATGACCATGAATACGAAGAGGTTCATAAACTAGGGGAACTTCTTTGTACTCAAAGACTGAGGGGCCATTATTTACCTCAGAACTAACTCCCCACTCAGATCTATCATCTGTTTCACAGTACCAGTTTCCATACAAGACACCCATATCTGCTAGTCGGTTCTGCCATTTAGCATGGATGAAATGTCCTTCATCAAAGATGTTCTGAAGGCGAAGATTAGGTTTTTCTTTCTTGGCCTTACCACCATTTAATAGATAATAAGCATACTTGTGACACCAGTCGGCTTTAATAATTTCAGAAGGATGAAGTACGTCCGTCCTTCTATCTGACTCTGGCTGTCTCATTAGGTGACGTTCTATGTCTCCTATCAATCTAGTATCAGCCTTTTTAGTATCAAGGAACTTCTGTAAGTCTGTCTTAGGTGTTGCCATTAGTATTCCTTGTCTGTACTGAAAATAAATTCTCTTAGGGACATTTTCTTTTTGTATTTCTTTTGCCACTTTCGCATTAAAGCATTACGTTCTCTGTGGCTTAACCCACCCCAGATTCCGTGTGGCTCATCTCTTTTAACGGCATCCCACAAACATTGGGCACGTACTGGACAATGGTTTTTTCCTGTCTCACCAAAACAAAATGCTTTGGCCTGATCAGCAATGTCCTTGTACTGCTCTTTATCACGAGGAGGGTAGAAGATGTCGGTGTCTTGTCCCGAACATCTTGCTTCGTATCTCCAGGCATACTCTGGTTCATCCATGTGTTAGGCATCCTTGACTTTCTCTAGCATTTCTATGAAGTCGTCTTCAAGGAGAACCACGTAATTCTCCCCATCTAAATGGATACCAAGTACTGGCATTCTTCCATCTAAAACTGCCTCTCTTACTATTTTTTTTAAGACCGTAGACTTTATCGTAGTCTGTTTTTTACCAGTCCACTTATGTTCAATCAGCAGGTCGGCTGATCTTACATCGCCTTTACGTGACCAAAACGCACCAGAAGCAGCATTACGAGAACCGTTAACTTTTTTAGCGAGTCTCTTCTCATGCTTCTGAGATTGTTTTTGTCCTTCAGTCTTCAAGTTCTATTTTGCCACTCTCGTAGCCCTCCAGCAAACGAGGAACAATATAGAACATTGTTTCACGCCAAAAACAAGGAGAACAACCACAAAATGGTTCTCCTGAAAGCGTTTCTAAAATTTCATCTTCGTCACCTTCCCACACGGCTTCAAAAAGCATGTCTGTATAAGTTTCTACACCTTTTTCTAAATCATGCGCCCATGCTTCATCGTTTACTATAAATTTTTTACTTTCAATCATTGTCAGAACCTCCAGCCATCGGTACATCGGAGGAACTAAGTACAACCTTTTGTAGTTCTTCCTTGAGATCAATTTCGCCACGGATACTATCAATGACTGGTTCAATTCCCTGCCACTTTCTTTCTCCATAGTAATACCACCCACCTTTACGATCTATTATTCCTTTTACAACTGCTAGTGCTGCAATTTCTTTTGCAAAATCGTATTCTCCTGGCAAACAATGACCTCCATCTGCAAAATAAAAATCAAAATAAGCAACTCTTTGTGGAGGTGCTGTTTTATTTTTTAATGTTCTAACTTTAATTCTTTGTCCAATACGAACCTTATTACCGCTAGGTCCAACCTCAATCCATTCGTCTCTGCGGATCTCACATCTTGTAAAGAAGGCATAATTTTTTCCTTCTCCTCCTGGAGTTGTTCTTGGGTCGCCATGCATTACGCCAATCTTCATTCGATATTGGTTAATTATTAATCCTAAAACAGGACGTTCATCTTCTACAAGACTTCTTTTAATTGCAGAACCAACAACTCGAAAAAACTTATTGGTAAGTAATGCACCTCTACCAACAGTCATTTCATTCATATCTTTTTCCATTTCAGGAGCAGGAGATAGAGCAGGCAAAGAATCAATAACAATTGCATCTACTGATTTTGATTCAGCAAATTCAATTACAGCCTGATACGCCTCTTCCATAATGTTTGTTTCAATAACAATTACCCTAGAAGTGTCTACCCCACACATTTCTGCATAGTCAGGGACCCATTGTTCTGCGGCTACCCACACTGTTGTGTGTTCTGGGTTTAACTTTTGATTTGCTGCAATAGTTTTTAAAGCAACTGCAGTTTTTCCGTGAGAAGGTTCTCCTATTAATTCATTCCATTGATTTCCAGGAAATCCCCCTCCAAGAACATAGTCTAAGGTAGTTGAACCAGACGTAATTCTAGGAACCAAATCACTACGAATATCGGAAGCAATTACTACAACATTATTACCAAACTTTTTATTTAATTGAGCAACAATCTTTTTGGCTTCGTCATTCATTACTCTATTCTCCCAATGATTCCTTGTGGATTCCAATTACTTTGCGTGTCATTACCTATAGAAGATTTTATATTTCCTTCTACTTTTGCACCAGTTAGTGAGCCAAATTTACTTCCAGATTGTTGTAAAGGATACCCACAGTCGTAGCATCTTGCAGCAGCGTTTTGAACAGCCATATAATTATTACTATTGCAGTCAGGACATAACTGAGTTTGACCTGTGCTTCCAATACGAATGCTTGGTTGTTGAGGTTGTGGTGGAACATAGGGTGTCATAGGTTGTTGTGATGGTGGCATTGGAATATCTGCAGGGCGTGCAACTGGTGCTGCAGGTTGCACACCTAATTGTTTAGACCACCAGTCTGCGTTGCTCATTTTGCTTCTCCCCATTTGTCTACTATTTTTACATCGGCAATTAGTGGAACAATAATTGCTGGGATGT